ACCGGCAGCTGCGCCAGCGCGGGAGACGCCAGCAACGCGAGGATCAGGCCGAGGAGAAAACGTTTCATTGGTAGCTCACCGAGACGACTTGCGAAGCTCCCGGTACGACCAGGAGCCCAATGAAGAAGGGAAACTGCATTGTGTATGTGCCAACAGTCGCCGGGATGACAGCGATCAGGTTCGCCGCTGTGCCGGAAGTCGCGCTGTCATAAATAGCGCCTGCACTCCCGGCCGTCGTGACATTGAAGGTCACCAGGACACCATTCGTGGTCTTGAGGACCGATGAAGACGTGATGTTCAGCTTGCTGGTCAGCGGCCGGCTGCCGTATCCGTACTGCGCCGATGCCGCCGCAGGCGCCAGACAAAGCAACACCAGGAGCAGGCGCACAACAAAATTTCTCATTTCGCCCTCGCGTACCGTTTGAGATCCCACGCATTGGGATTGGTCTTCAGTGCCTGTTTGATCTCGACCTTAGCATCCAAACCCAGAAACATGAAGTAGTAGACTACCCCCAGCCTAAATCCGTGGTTGAGCGGGAACAAGTCCGCCGCGCGCTGCAGATGGTGCCTCGCGCTGGCGAAGTCCGGGCTGTCCCGCCCCATTGCGTACTCGACGTTCCCCCACATGCTCAGCACGAAATACACGAGCCCAGCTGCCATAAAGATGGCCCGTAACAAGGATGCCCAAGGCAGCGGTGACCGGCAGATACAACGGAAAAGCAAAGCATCCCTCCACCGTGAACGCGACCAGCACCACGCGCACCGGCTGGACCTGCAGCATGGCGACCAACCATAGGGCAAGCAACGGCAGTACGCCAATACCGAGTTCATAGGCAAGCTCGAGCAGATCGTTGTGCGCGTGCTCGAACCGCCGCGCGAAGCCGTCCTCCTGGAAGCCGGGGAAGTCGATATAGAACGACCCCAGCCCATGGCCGAGCCACGTCAGGTGATTCGCGGTGTGGGTCCAGATCACGTAGCGTTCGCCGAGACTGGCGCCGTTCGGCCACACCGCCACGACCGCAACGAAGGTCGTGACGAGCACCGCGGTCAGCCAGCGCGATCGCCACTGCAGAGCCGAGGCGACGACGAGCGCCAGCAGCGCCCCGCGCGACACTGGCAACAACATCGCCGGCAGCAGCGCGGCGGCGAGCGCGTAGCGCCGGTAACTCACGAGCCCGATGAACACCAGCACCGCAGCCTCGGCCAGGAAGTTCTTGTTCAGGAACAGACCGGTAGGCACGTCCTGCGCGAGCGACAGGACGCTCGACACCGCGAGCCCCCAGCCTGCGCCGACGAAGATCGGCTCCATGCTCTCAAGCTCAACACCGATAGCGAACAACGCCCCGAGCAGAATGAACTGCCAAAGCGGCTGCAGGCCCTCGACAACGACGGGGGTCCAGAGCAACGACAGCGCGGCGAGCACAATGAACACCATGCCCGGAGTATGCAGGCGCGACCACGCCAGCGGGCGCCACGCCAGCGGCACCATCAGGGACAGCAGCGCCCACCGCGGCGCGTTGGCGGCATCGGCGAACCAGGGCATGTAAGCCACGGTGACCGCGAAGGCGGCGATGCTATAGGCGTGGGGCATAATGAAAGTCCCCGAATTGAACCTTGGCTGCAGCTTGGTAGGCCGCAGCCGCTTCGGCTTTTGTTTTGAAGTATCCTAAAAAGCGTTGCTTCTTGGCTTTGTAGATCACTGCTCTGAACTTACCTTTGAACGCCGAAACACCTCGTTCTCCAGCACGGTTGTTGCGTTGCAAATTCTTGTTGGCGTTCTGCTGCACGCCATCAGCATCCCGCAAATTAACCCAGTGGTTAGCTGACCGCGTTCGGTCTTTGTGGTCGACCTGCTGCGCAGGCCACTTCCCAGTCATGTAGAAAACAGCCAGCCGGTGAGCCCTATACTTTCTACCGTCGATCCGAATCCGGATGTAGCCGTTGTCCAATGTGCCCGCTTGCGTTCCCGCACGCGCCCGGTTTTGATCTACGCGCCAAATGAAGTCCCCTGACTCCGGGTGATAATAAAGTAGCTCTTTCAGCTGTTTACGTGTGATCATAGGCGTGGCATCACTGCTGGATCTTTGAGTTGGTCATGATGGATTGAACCGGGAGGACCTTGTCCCCCGGTCGCTTGCGCGGGCTGCGCGCCCATGCGCGGGGTGCCGGCGACACCCGGCTGTGGCTCGCCGCCGACCACACCACCGGGTATGCCCGGCGCACCCTGCGGCGCCATGGCGGCCTGCTGCTTCTGCTGCATCTGTTGCATGTGTGCCCAGATGTGAGCCTGCGTCTTCCGCGCGTTCGGCGCGTTCTTCCCCTCGGCGTCCTTGAGGATCGAAGCGTGTGCCTGAATGTGCGCGGCGTCGTCGTCCATCTCGTGGGTCGGTACCTCGAACCCGGAGATCAGCAGGGCGTTCTCCTGCTCGACCGGCACCGGCATCTGCTGCTCGGGCGACAGGAAGATCAGCGGCGCCAGCCGCGGGCCGAAGGTGTTCTCCACCAGCTGGGTCACCACCGGCACGAGGTTGACCTTGTAGCCGTTGAGCTGCTGCGGCGGGATGCCGCGAATCACGTTCATGCCCGCGATCTGCTGCTGGATCTGCTGGGCGCTGCGGGCCTGCTCGACGCCGAACCAGCGGTACTGGAACCGGGTGTCGAACTGGATCGGCGGGACCTCTTCCATCTTGGCCTCGACGCCCATCTTGCCAAACTGCTTCACCAGCATCGGGTCGTCGCGGTACTGGTGATCCATCTCGACGAACAGCTCGAGCAGCGGGGTGAGGATACCCTCCTCCACGACCGTCACCGCGTCGGCCGTGGTCAGGATGTCGATCTGCTGTTCCTGCGCCACCTCGGCCTGGGACGGCTTGGACGTCTTCCCGCCGCCCTGCGTGATCGCCGCCGGCGATACGCTCAGGGTCTGCGCCACCTCGGCCTTGGCGGCGGCCACCATCTCGAACCCCTTCTCCCAGAGCTGCGGGAACTGGGCGAACTGGGTGTCCTGCGGGCTGGTCTCCCACACCGCGGCCAGCGACAGGACCATCGACCCTATCCGCGGGTTCTTGGCCGGGTCGGTCATCACGATCGGGAGCAGCGCATAGGCCGCGCTGTCGGCCGCCTCGTTGATGCTGTCGTTAGCGAAATACTGGATGTCCGCCACCGGCTTGATCTTGCTGACGCCCTTGAACGCGCCCGCGATCTTCTCCAGCGGCACCGACAGCACAGGGACCTTGTCGGACCACATCGGGTTGCGACGGCAGCCAAGATATTGGTTCTCGCCGCCGAAGAAGGCCTCGCACAGCACCCGCTCGCCCCGCACTTTGAGGATCGACCAGGTCTGGTAGACCAGCGCGAACGCCAGCCCGCCGTCGCGCTTGATCCCGGCGGCCTCGAGGTGGACGTTGTTCTTGGTCCCCGCCGGCTTCTCCTCGGACATCTGGCCGATCAGCGCCTCGCCGACATCGTCGCGCACGACGCCCTCGCGCAGCATCTGGCGGACCTTGGCCTTGGTCCAGCGACGGATGATGGTCACCGAGCCGCCTGCCTCGATCGCCTCCGGGATGCTGTCGGCGGTCGCCGGCAGCACCAGCACGTCGGCGTCCTTGATCACCTCGACCTGCGGGAACTGGTCGGTGATCTTCTCGTGCTTGATGGTCTCGATCTCGCCCGCCGCCGGGTTTACCGTACCATCGTCCATCGGCGGCGCTTCCCACGTGCGCCACGTCACGTTGCGGGTGCGCTTCTCCCAGCTGACGTAGAGCGTGTACTGGCCCTCGACGTCGCCGTTGACCATCAGCGCGGGCATCACCTTGGTGCGCAGCTGGGCCTTGCCGATGTAATGCTCGAGCAGGGACATCTCGGCATAAGGTAGGTCCCCGTCCTGGCTGATCACCTCGACGTTCCGCCCGTTGGTCGGGAACATCTGGTTGACGAAGCGGGTCTTTCTGGCGTTCACGGCATTGTGAACGATCGGGACATAAATCTTCGAGTTGCCGTCGTAGAACTGCCGCCCGTTCAACTTGGTGTTGTAGATGTCCCAGTAGTCCTCCAGATCGTCGGCGCGCTCGGCCTGATCGGAGAACCCCTGCTCGACCTCGGCGAACAGCTCCACCAGCTGCTTGCGCACGCCAGCGCGGCGGGAAATGTCCTTGGCGCGCTCGTCGACCTGGGTATCCTCGGTTTCGTCGAGGTCGTCAATCTGGTCTTCGGCCATTATCGCCACACCACTATAACGCTGGCAAAAAATCCAGAAGCACGGTAGGGGCCACCAGTCAGGAAACGAACCCGCCCGCGAATGTACCGAACCTCCGCACGCCCTACGATGTCGTCGTGCCACCAAGCGAGGTCAGTCGAAGCCGGCAGCAACCCGACCACCAAAGCGCCAGCGGCTCGCTCGAGGCGAGCCTTCCGCGTCCATGGGTAGACCTCGCTCCCATAGGGCGGGTTCATGAAGACACGATGTCCGGCCCAGCTCTGGATAAGCCCATTCTCGCGCTCGGTGAAGAATGTCGAACACTTCGCCGTCTCGATCGAGCAGCACGGGTCCAGCGTGAAATCAAATTCAGCGTGCAGCGGATCGAATACCTCTGGAGGCGTTTCCCAATGGCGACCGTTGCCGTTATAGCGGCCGTTGTTCTTCGACTTCACACCACCCAAAACGGCGGCGTTGTCGCTGGCTGCTATCGTGCGTCTACCTTTGAGCCGCAACTCTTGAGCTGATGTATCGTCGGCCATCGGCGGTGGTTGCCCAGTTTATGGGTTGATCCTCGCCAATATGGCCCATCTTCAGGAGAGAAGCAAAGCTTTCCAGCCCCTCGAAAAGGGTTTTGTACGGTCCTTCGGTGGCAAATTCCGACAACTGCCCGTTCTTGAGGACCTCTTTGCAATAACCGCCCGCGAAGCCGTTCAGCGTCCAGCGGGCACGCTGGCTCACCCGGAGGGCAGGGCCCTGTCTAATCTGCCTGCGAAGGAGCGCCCGGATCTCGTCACGTCCATCAAGACCCAGCCCTCCCTGGGAAAGGTTGACAGGGATTTTTCGTGCCGCTCCACGAAGGCCAATAGTGTCGTAGTTCCCAAAATGTTCAGGTGGACCGTAGAGACGGGGTTTCTGCCCGGCCTCCAGCCCAGCATCGGCCAGAATGCTGGAGAGCACTGCACCCGGATCGCCCTCGCGCACTGCATCCCAAATGACATTGAACACCCCATCATTGTGCTGGACCAGGACCGCCGTGGTGTACATCTGGGTGGCGTTGACGGCAAGGTACATCGGCTGCCGCGACAACTTGAAGATCTCCTCCACCACGTTGAGGTAGGAGAAGTTCTCGTAGATCGGCTGGCCCGGCCGCAGCACCATGGCGTAGGCGAGCGCGTTCGGGATGTCGATCAGGCCGGTGGGGAAGCCCAGCAACTGGGCGCGCAGCTCCGGCAGGTCCTTGGCGAAGCTCACTTCCCCCGCCTTGAAGAACGGCTGCAGCGAGCGGATGAAGTCAAGCTTGCCCTTCGGGGCCTTCATCGGGCGGATCGGGATGGCGTAGCCACGGCGGACCTGCTCCTGCCGCAGCGGTTGCAAAATAAACTCTTCCAACCCGTCCCGCTCGACGCCAATAGTAACGGGTGCGTAGAGCTCGTCGGCCCGAAACATGTCGGCTATGATCTCGTCGGGCTTCCATTTCGGCCCGTAGGCATCCCAGATAATCAAACGATTGTTGATCCATGAGAAGTGCACCACTCCGGTTGTCGCACTGGTGGCCTTGATGGTGCGCGCGGGGTCATACATCGAATAGGTGGCGTGCCACGTCCGCACCGTCGGCTCGACCTTGAGCATGTCTGATGTGAAGGCCTTCACCGCCGGGTCCTCGGCCTCGCACATGTACTCCTGCTTGAAGTTGGTGGTGAGCCCCAGCCGCTGGTAGCTGGCCTCGGTCTCGGCGATCGTCTCCAGCGGGAACCGCGCCGGCCAAGTCGCCCGCATCTCGCCATCAGCATCGACATAGCGGATCGGGTAGCGCCGGTGCACCCAGCCGGGGTCCCGGCTGATCTGCACGATCATGCTTTCGGGATCCAGCGGAGTGCCATTGATCCGAACCTTGTACTCCGGGTCCAGCGCGGGGAAGACCACCGACATCAGCCAGCGCATGGTCTTGGCGCGCGCCTCCGGCGTCAGGACCGACTCTTCGTTCTCGATGTCGTCGCCGAACGCCATGTCGGGACGGGCGTCGAGGTGTTTAACTCCCCGAAGGCTTTGACCACGACCGACGGCCTGGATACAGACGCCGTTGCGGAGGACGATCTTGCTTTCGGTCCAGGTATCGCCAACGAGATCGCCGAAGAGTTCAGCAATGAACGGGTTCTCCTCGAACTCGTGCTTGATCGACTTGAGGCGCTCAACGGATCGGTCAAAGGTCTCCCCCAGGATCAGGCCGTTGCGGAACCGGCGCAGGCACGACGCGATGGTGATCGCCTCCTCGGCCAGCGTCGACTTGGCGGCGCCGCGGAAGGCTTCCACGACCACGCGCGGGTCCGGGCCATGCCAGAGATCGATCAGCTCGTAGTGGAACGCCGGCGTGGTGTGAGGGTGGCGGTGCTTGAAGAACGTGGCGTGCGCGAGGCGCGGGTTGCGCGCCAGCCGCTCGATCAGGATGTCTCGCGGGTCTTCATTCGACATTCTGGTTGATGTTGATGCGGTGTTCCAACCTGGCGATCGCGCCCAGCAACGCGGGAAAATTATCCGTCTCGGACCAAGCGCCGTTAATGGACCCGTCAGTGTTCAGCGCTGCGACGGCCACCCCGGCAATATCGCCCGCGCGCGCCTTTTCCAGTATCTCCTCGAGCACTGAAACAGCGCTGTCGACCACCCGCTTCGGTCGAGACCTGAGCTCTACGATAGACATCACCCCTCCGCGAAGACGCCCTTGATCGACGAATTGAAATACTGGCCGGGGCTGGAGGCACTCCCCAGTCCGTCGGCGACATCCTCCGGGACGTCCTTGTACCGATAGGTCCGCCCAGAGACGAACTGGATGGTCAGCACGCGGGCCGCCGCGTCGTACTCGTAGGATCGCAGGTTGGAGCTGTCCAGTGAGGGCATCAGAATACCGGGTTCGCCGGATCGGGGCGGTCGATTGGAGCGGTGCGCAGCGGGGGAGGGTGGTCGTGGCTGGCGAACTGATCACCGACGACGTTGGGGCGCGGCTTGCCGAGCGCTGCCTGCAGACGCTCCTGCCGTTCGTCCTCCAGCCGCTTGATCCGGTCCTCGGGCTTCTCGGCGGCGAGCTTGGCGCGCTCGTCCTGCGCCTTCCTGGCGGCCTCGGCGGCGTTCGCCATGGCCTCATCACGCAGCTTCGCGGCGGCGTCCATGTTGGCCCGCTGCTCGTCGGTGAGCGGCGCAACCGTCTGGCCCGCTCCCGGCGGCAGGTAGGCACTGTCCACGGTCAGCGGGGCGATGTGGGTGTACGGGTTGTCGGCGCGGATGTCGCGGCCATCCACGATGTAGTCGGAGGGGAACGCGGTCGACGTCCTGACATCATCGGCCAGTACGACACCCTGTTCGACCACCTGGCCACGGGTGTTGAACACCAGCGAGTGCACGTCGCCGTTCGGCAGCGTCACGTCCATGATACAGCGGGCGGCGTTGGCGCCATCGACGTGGAACGTGATCGCCAGCGGAGGCGCATCTTTGAAGTTCTCTCGGGAGCTGGCCAGGGTAACGGTCTGCGGAGAGGCGATGGTGAACATGGTTTGATCCCCGGAGGTGTCAGGAATGGGTTGAGCGCCCGTCTGCTGGACTATTGCACGCCAACCACGGCCATGCAAGTTTGTTCCCCGCGGGTGTCCAGCCCGCCGTCGCCGGGGTTAACCCCTTTCACCGGCGCGGGCGCCATCCGAGGGCTTTGGTCTTCCGGGTGGCGCCTAGCGGGAAGACCCCCCAAACGCTCGACCATGACTGCCACCTCGGTTGCCAGGATGTAGGGGCGGTTGGCCGCGTCGAAGTAGTAGATCGGCGCCAGCCGATCGGACCCGTCGAGCGGGCCACCGAAGACTTTCGGGCTTGGATTTCGTGCCATGTGTTTTCCCCTTTCGTGAGAAGTGCTAGACTTGCACGAGTTGGGAAAGGTGTAAAGCGATTAGTATTAGGGGTTGAGTATTTTGAAATTTGCGCGCAGTGGGGAAGGCGGGTCATAAAAATCTCCGCGCAACCCGTCCCCCGCCCAAAACCCCGAGTTAAGCAATAATATTACCACGGCAATAAAGTTGCGCGAAACATTATGACCCTCGCTCGGGCTATGCACTGCTTTACATTTGCAGCTCGGCGCCAGGTGTAGAGCGGTCGGACCTTAACATCGGCGCGCCGGCGCAATCCCGCCACATTGGTGCGGCGCAGCGCGAGCTTAGCGGTATCCAGGGGTTGTATTTTCCTTGACATTCTGACCTTTACACTAGCATTCAGCCCAATATCCATGGGCATAAGTACCCAAAAGCATAGTAGTAGTAGTAGTATTTTGAAAAAGGATACCCTATGGGAAAAGGCATGTATATCAAGCCTATGCTATACACACCATTTTCAAATTAGGCCTATTGTTTTGAATTTACTACTACTATTATACATTCCACCTTTTCCTCAATGATTTCCATGACTTAATGCTAGCGCGGCCACGGCATATTTGCATGGCTAGCATTGCCTGCCATGCGCAAAATGCATGGAAAAAGGCCTTGACCCTATGCATTACCCATATACATTGCATAGCGAAAGCATAGCAAAAACCTACACATTTGGTATGCATTTTCACCTAATCTATACACGGAGCACCCATACATGACACCCGAACGTTTCCACGAAATACGCAAAAGCAAAGGCTATACGCAGCAGCAGATGGCCGACGCGCTTAACGTAACGCGCCTCACGGTGTACAATTGGGAAAAGGGCAAATACCAAATCCCGCAAGAGACCGAAGCGCAAACGATCGCTTTGGCCGAGGCCAGCAAACAGGAAGACGCCGGCGCGCTCCTCACAACCAAGAATCACCCGGAATGCTTCCTGCCCGATGGCAAGCATATCTGGCGCACCTTGGCGCACCCGCGCTGGTACAGCTCCGGTGACTGCCCGCTGCGACATAAAGTTCCGGACGACCAGAAGCTGGTCGCCGCGACGGTTGGCGATCTGGCGGTGCATGTCGCGCCGTCCATGGAACAGGTCGTTGAGCTCTTTCTGCAAAACTGGCCGACCGCGCAGCAGATAGCGCGCCATCGCAGCAATGGATGGATGTACGAGAGCAGCTGCAAGGAATATCTCAAGCGCCGCGGTCGCGCAGATTTGTGCGCTCTGATCCCGCACGACGCGACCCACGACGCGGAGCGCCCGCCGGCACCGCCGACCCGCACCTGGTCACCCGACGAAATCCCCTCGATCGGCGAGCTCGACAGCTTCACTTTCCCGAAGGAGACCTGAACAATGGCAATGAACAAAACGCAGCTGACTTCGTGGCCGTGGAACAATCGGCCATCGAAACGTCACGTATTCAAAGTGACGTTTCAGCACGGCTCCGAGATCGGCGAGACATGCCAGCGGTGTGGAAGTCACTATAACACGCGGGTCGGCGGTACGGCCGCGGTCTACTGCTACGCCACAAAGGCGTGGATGGCTGCGCACCCGGAAGATGATGGCAAGGAAGGCTGACCACTTCCACACCTTCCTTACGCCCGGCGCTCGAAAGAGCCACCGGGCTCGAGGGCGTAGAGGCATCCAGCTTCGAAAGGGGAACTCCAATGGTCAAAATTCTGCGTCGAGCTGGCTCGACGCTTTTCGAGGACGATTCACCCGACATCAAAATCACCCTGCGGAATGCAGTGAAGCAATCCGCGAACCTCGGTGGCGCGAACCTCCGTGACGCGAACCTTG